CCGCCCGCCTGGAAAAGCAGGCGGTGGACGATCAGGAGCTCGCGCTGATCAATGCGCAGACCCTGCGGGACTTCGGGGCCGATGAGGTGTATACCTTCCGGCTGCTGGCCTGCGACAACCGCGTGGACCGCGACAACGAGCGCTTCACGGACGCGACCCTGGAGCAGCTGGCCGCCCTGTATGTGGGCCGCCCGGTGCTGCGGGACCACAGCTGGAGCGCCGGCATGCAGACGGCCCGGTGCTATGCGGCCAGCGTGGAGCCGGACGGCGACGCCAGGTGCCTGGTCCTGCGGTGCTACATGCCCCGCACGGCTGCCACCGCGGACACCATCACCGCCATCGATGCGGGGATCCTGCGGGAGTGCAGCGTAGGCTGTGCTGTGGCCCACGCCATCTGCTCCATCTGCGGCGCGGACCAGCGGACGACCCTGTGCGAGCACTGGCCCGGCCGGGAGTATGACGGCCAGACCTGTCACTTTGACCTGGACGGCGCTACGGACGCCTTTGAGGTGAGCCTTGTGGCCGTCCCGGCGCAGCCTGCGGCGGGCGCCATCAAATCCAAGCGCTACGGCGGCGCCGAGCCGTCCCAGACACCCCCGGCGGAAGATTGGACGGCTGCGGCCGCCCTGGAAATTGAAAAAAACAGATTCTGAGGAGGTAAAAAATATGAGACGCAAAATGAACGACCTGATGGCCAAGCGTGCCGGTATGCTGGCCGATGCCGAAGCGGCCTATAAGTCCGGCGACCATGACGCCTACACCGCCAAAATGACGGCCATCGGCAACATCAACAGCGAGATCAACGAGGTAAAAGCCCTCATCGATGAGCAGGACCGCCAGTTCCTGGCCAAGGCTCCGGACGCCAAGGAGGAGGCCGAAAAGGCCGCCGAGCGCGGCAATGCCTTGATGAAGGGCGGCGAGGTCAAGTTCTCCACCATTGAGGTCCGCAAGGCCATTACTCTGGCTACCGGCACCCTGGTGCAGCCCACCGGGGTGGGCACCGATATCCACGATATCGTGGGCGGCGCTGTCAGCTCCATTGTGGACCAGGTCCGCGTGGAGGATCTGAGCGGCATGGGCGCTTATCAGGAGCCCTATGTGATCTCCGAGCTGACCGCCAACGCGAACACGGTGGCCAGCAAGGCGGGCTCCGCTCGCACTGGCAGCACGGATCCTACCTTCGGCATCGCGGAGATCAAGCCCTACGAGATGACGGTCACGTCCTTTGTCGACCGGAACCTGGCCCGGCTGACTCCCGCCAATTACTACGCCAAGGTGTACAGCATGGCCATGAAGGCCATGCGCCGCAAGCTGGCGGGGCTGATCGTCAACGGCGACGGCGAGACGACCCACGTCATGCACGGCATCAAGACTGCCACCAACAAGGCCGGCAGCGCCATCTATGCCACGGAAAACGTGTCCGCCGTGGACGTGAACCTGCTGGATACCCTGTACTTTGCCTATGGCACGGATGATGCCCTGGAGCCCAACGCCCGGCTGCTGCTGACCAAGAAGGACCTGAAGGCCATCGGCAATCTGCGCGGCACCAACGAAAAGCAGCGCCTGTTTGCCATTGAGCCGGACATGGGTAACCCCAACGTCGGTATCATTAGGGACGGCGGCGTGGTCATCCCCTATACCATCTGCTCCGACCTGACCAGTCTGGGCGGCGCCACCGCCTCCAGCTCTGCTGCCATCCAGACCATGTGCTACGGCAGCCCTGCCAACTACCTGCTGGGCCTGTTCGGTGACTTTACCGTCCGAGTGGACGAGAGCTACAAGGCACAGGAGCGCCTGCTGACCATCCTGGGCGACGCCTTCATCGGCGGCAACCTGGTGGCCGACAAGGGCTTTGTGGTGGCCACCGTGCCCAAGTCTGGCTCCTGATGACGGCGCTGACCGACGAGCGCCGCGCGGAACTGGCGGCGTACTGCCGGATGGACGAGCTGTCGCCGGATGATGAGCTCCTGCTGACGCAGGCCTATCTGTCGGCAGCGGCCTACATGGACGCGGCGGGGGTCAGCGAGCCCGCAGACTCCGGGCGGAAGGCCGCCTATGACCTGTGCGTCAATTATCTGGTGGCCGACGCCATGGACCGCAGGTCCCGGGAGGTATCCGGTACCTTCGCGGAAAACCGGAGCTTCCGCCTGCTGCTGAACCAGTTGAAACAGAGCGAGCCGGTGCCCGATTCGGGCACCGGCGGATAAGGAGACGGCTATGTACATTGACCCCGGGGAGCTGAATAAGCGGATTGAAATTTATAAGCGAGTTGTACCGGCTCCGGACGCCGATGGTTACGCGACTCCGTCACTGGTGTGTGTCCGTCGGCCGTGGGCTAAGGTTTCCAATTTTACCGCGAAAGAAGTGGCTATGCATGACGCGGATTACTTGTCCAGCACGGTGCGCTTCCTGATTCGTTCTCGCCCAGGGTTGACCCGTAAGATGCTGGTAAAGTGTGGGGAGACCTATTACGAGATTGACCACGTTGCCGCATTGGGGGATCACGATGAATATACTGCGGTTTATGCCAAGCTCAGCACGCTGGAGGCGGCCCCATGACGCTGAATGAGCGGCTGATAGCCGCGCTGTCGTCTGCTGGGGTTCCTGTGTCTCCGGACCAGTATGACGGGGACTCAACGGAATATATAACCTTTTCTTATAGCGAGATTCCCGTGTATTTTGGCGACAATGAGCCCGAATTCGTCCGATACCTGATTTCCGTCCACTGGTTTCTTCCAGGCGGGGTCAATCCCATATCCGGCAAGCGGAAAATTCGGAAGGCTCTGACGTCTGCCGGCTTTGATGCTCCCGACATTACCCCGGCCAACGATAAAGATGGCCAGCACTATGTATTCGAAACGGAGTGGTTAGATGGCGAAGCTGAGGGTTGACGCTATGGACAGTCTGTTGTACTCCATGCAGCAGATCGAGTCCATACCCAAATCGGATTTGGCAGAGATCATTGCCAGACAGGCAGAGATTGTGTCTGCGGCAGTTCGCGCCGAGGCCCAGAAACTGGGCGTAGGCTACGACAAGAAGCATAACAATGCCCGAGACACCACCCCGGAAAATTCCCTCCCTGGGCAGAAAAAGACCTATTCCACCGGAGAGACCGCTCGTTCCGTGGCCATTCGCGCAGCAAAGCCCGACAAGAAGGGTATTATGGCGGGGCAGGTATACTTCCGCGGATCCAGACCGAATGGGAGACATGGACGTAAAACCAATGCAGAAGTGGCTTTCCTTAATGAATACGGGTCCCGTAACATCAATGCCAGGAATTTTATCCGGCGTGCGCTTGCCCAGGTAGAGAGTGCCGTTATCGGGGCCGCTCGGGACGGCATTGACAGCATTTTGAAAAAACAGAATCTTTAGGAGGTGTGATTATGGCGCGGTATGGTGCAAAGTACATCCGCTGGGCGCCCTTTGCGGAGCAGAATCCGGAACCTGCGGGGGCCTTCCCTTCTTACGGGACGGCAATCGGCTTGGCCGAAATGCAGAAGGTTTCCGATAATCCCAATTTTGCGGAAGGTACGCAGTACGGTGATGACGGTCTGCAGGAGTACATGAACGAATTTCGGGACGCAGACGTTGACATCGAGGTGACGGACCTTCCGGTGGATATCGAGAAGCCGGTCCTTGGCGTTACGCATACGGCCAAGACTGGCAGCATTGTCTGCGTGAACGTTGCCGACAACCCACCTTATGGCGGCGTGGGGTTCGTCTCGTGCATTATCCGGAAAAACGTGCGCAAGTATCAGGCTATCATCTATCCCAAGGCTAAGGCTGCGATGCAGGGCGAGGAGTATGTCACCAAGGGCGAGTCGCTTACGCTCTCCGGAGGTAAGCTGAAGTTTAAGATTGCGGCCTGTGAGACCGGCGATTGGAAACTGAAGTCTACTTATCAGGAAACGGAGGCCGCTGCCAAGGCGTTGGTGGACGATTTCTTCGGTGGGAAGATTACGCTGGACACTGCAACCGAGTAACAGAGGCATAAAAGGGGCGGACCATCTCCGCCCCTTTTGGAGGATGTATGGAACTAATTAACTTTGCAATCAATGGCCATGAATACCATTTGTTGCTCAACGGAACGGCCCTGTTTAATTGTTATGACCGCCTCGGACGCGAAAAGACCCTGATGGACCACTTGGAGGCAGGCGATAAGCAGGGATATGACAATATGCTTTGGATGCTGTGTGAGTTTGCGATGCAGGGCGAGTTATATCGCCGCTGGCAGGGCGAGGACCGCGGGCCTATCCTACAGTATGCCCGTGCGGCGGCCGAGGTTCTTCCGTCTCAGCTGCCTCAGCTGAAGTTGGCTTTGGCTGCAACTATCCGCAATGGTTTTACCCGTCAGCATCTCTGTGACGAGGACAGCGATCCATGGCTTGCTGAAATTGAGCAAAAAAAAACGACAGAATTACACGGGCGCAGTATCTTCGGGTGGTTACGCACATACTTGGGCTCTCTGTCAAAGAGGGAATGATTCTGCCTCCCGGTGTTGCGTTAGACATGCTCCAGCTGGAAGCGGATAGTCACAAACGCAGGAAGGGTGATGAGTGATGGCCGTACGCTCTGTAAATGTGAAACTGAGTTTGGACGGAGAAACTGAGTGGAAAAAACAGATGCGCTCCGTAAACAGTGAGCTGAGGACGCTCAAGGCTGAGTTAGCTGAGAGCAGCAGCGAGTTCCGCGGGCAGGCTAATACAATGGCCGCACTCACGGCCAGGCAGGCGGGGCTTCAGAAGGAATACGACCAGCAGAAGGAGAAGGTGCGCGTTCTTGCTGAGGCTCTGGCACAGGCTCGGGATATCTACGCGGATAGCCCGGAGAAGATTAACTACTATCGTCAGCAGCTTGCAAACGCCAGGGTGCAGTTGAATGGGCTGGACGATGAGCTGAAGGCGAATCAACGTTACCTGGATGAGGCGCGCTCCAGTACGGATGGCTGCGCTCACTCCATTGACGAATTCGGACGAGAGGTCCAAGGGGCGAGTAAAGATGCAATAAACTTCAAGGGCGTCGTCTTGGCCAACTTGACGGCGGATTCTATCCGAAATGGCTTAGCTGCCCTTGCTCACGCTGCGAAGGAGCTGGGCGTGGCCTTTGGCGATATGGTGTCTACGGCTGCGGATTATGAGGCGGCTATGGCAAAGGTACAGACGATTGCCGACAAGTCCGCGGTCAGCAATGAGGAGATGGCGGCTGCAATTATTGACCTGTCCAATGCAACTGGCGTATCGGCGGCCGACCTTGCTGATACCGTCTATAACGCCATCTCCGCCTCGGTGGCGACTGAGGATGCTGTGGAGGCGGCCGGTATTGCCACGCAGCTGGCAGCGGCGGGTTTTACGGACGCAACGACTGCTATTGACGCGCTGACTACCGTGGTCAATGCCTATGGCGACGCAGCGGGCGGTATGGCCAATGTTTCGGATCATCTGTTGGCTGTCCAGAATCTTGGTAAGACATCTGTGGACGAACTGGCTTCCAGCATCGGTAAGGTGATCCCCGTAGCTGCAGCGTACAACGTATCTCTGGATGATTTGTCGGCTGCTTATGCGATCATGACGAAGAGCGGCGTTGCTACGGCGGAATCCACCACGTACCTCAAGGCCATGTTTAACGAGCTGGGCGATTCCGGATCCAGCATCGGGAAGATTCTGACGGAAAAGACCGGAAAATCGTTCGCACAGCTCCAAAGGGAGGGCACCAGCTTATACGATGTCCTGTCCATTCTTATGGATGCCGCCGGTGGAGAGGCAGACGCATTCAACAATCTTTGGAGCAGCTCGGAGGCAGGGCTTGGCGCACTGACTTTAGTCAAGGCTGGGTCGGAAGAATACTCCACCACACTTCAGGCCATGCGCGATGCTACGGGCCTGACCGCTGAATCATACGGCATCATGACGGACACCTTTGAGTACAAGACTCAGCGGATGCAGACCGTCATGGAGAATCTGAAGATCCAGTTGGGCGACGACTTCCTCCCTGCAGTGTCTACCATGATGGACGGTTTTACCCAAATCATGTCCGGCAGCGTGGACGAGGGAATTGAAACCATGGAACAGGGGCTGGATATGTTCGGCGAGAAGCTCCGGGAGTTGGGCCCAATGGCTGGGGAGTCGGCAGCACTGTTTGCCAAGGTGCTCACGGACAACCTTCCAATGCTCTTTGACGTCGCCGGAGACCTTATCAGCGCTCTGATAGATGGCCTCGTGGAGAGCATGCCTGAGCTTATTCCCGCTGTCATTGACCTCGTCCTGACCATTGTGCAAGCGCTCCTTGACAACATCGAGTTGATTATTGATGCAGGCCTTAAACTGGTATTCGGCCTGGCTGTCGGCCTACTCCGAGCTGTCCCACAGCTTGTAAACAAGCTGCCTCAGATTATAGCGGCCATCGTTAATGGCCTGGTATCGGGAATCGGGGATCTGTCCGATGTGGGCGAGCAGCTCGTCAGGGGCCTTTGGAACGGCATCAGCAACATGGGGAAGTGGATCGGGCAAAAAATCCGGGGCTTTGGTCAGGGCATCGTAAACCAACTGAAGGACTTCTTTGGTATCCACTCTCCGGCTTCCAAGCACTTCCCGTTTATCGGGCAGATGTCCGCAAAGGGCATTGCCGTTGGCTGGGACAAGGAGATTGGATCCGTTGCAGACCAGATGGCAGATGATCTGGCGGCAAGTTTCAGCGGGTCCATAGGCAACTTTGATTCAGATTTGAGCATTGACTACCAGCTGGCGGCAGCTATGCGGGAGGATGGCAACCTCACCAACCGGATGTCCCATTTGGACTATACGTCGGCGCTGAACAGCATCGATCGCCGCGTGGCTCAGCTGGCGGATAGCTTTGTGGTCGTCTTGGACGATGGGACAATTGTAGGCCGTTTGGCTCCGAAGATCAACAGAGAACTCGGCAGATTGGCAGAGACGGAGGGACGCAACGTATGAGGAAATATGTTTGCTTTGATTCTATCCGTTCGGATCAGGATCTGGACTTGTATCTGGGCTCCGTTTCTGTTGGCTCACCGGCTGTTCGCACCAATTACGTAGATATACCCGGCGCAGATGGCTTGCTGGATCTGTCCGAGGCTCTCGGCGGCGTGACATACGGGAGCAGAGAGATCATGCTGTCGTTTGGCCGTGCGATATATGACAGATATCAGCAGGATGCCATCGTGAAGAACGCTCTGCATGGCAAGCGAATGAAGATCACTCTGTCGGAAGATCCGTCCCACTATTTCTTGGGTCGCGTATCGGTCGGCGAGTGGCAGCGGGTCAATGGCGTGGGGCATGTGGATATTTCCGCCACCTGCGACCCGTACCGCTACAAGGCCGCGCCCACCACGGTCACGGGGACCGTGCCCGAATCGGGCACGCTGTCCCTGACCCTGGCCAATGAGCGCCGGCCGGTGGTCCCAACCGTGGAGGTATCGGCGGCTGCAACGCTGACTTTCGGCGGCAAGGACATCGCGGTGGCAGCCGGCAGCCATCGCAGCCTGGATATCCGCCTGGCCGCCGGTAGCAACACATTGGCCGTTACGGCCGCAGCCGGGACCACGGTGTCCGTCACCTATCAGGAGGCGTCGCTATGAGCTACACCGGCGCTGTTTGCGGCAAAGCCATTGCCGGACAGGCTGTCTGCGGTACGGATCCCCAGGAGGCTGCGCAGGAGTTTGCCGGTTATCAGCTGCGCTACGGGGACTACATCCTGTACGATCCTCGTGGGGCTAACGAGGTGGATAGGCTGCGGGTGTCGGCGGCCACGGTGGACCTTACCGCCGGCAAGGCCGGGAGTATGGAGTTCTCCCTGCCGCCGGATCACCCGTACCGGGACAAGCTGCCCTATATGCGGCCCGGTCTGGAGCTGCTGCAGGGCCGGTATGTGGTGTGGCGGGGCCGCATTACCTCCCAGGTGGGCGACTTCCGCAACAACCTCAACATTACGGCAGAGGGCGTCATGGCGGTGCTCAACGATTCCACCGTCCCCCCGTTTGCTTACCCGGACGATTTTGCGGAGGATGCGGACTATCAGGCGGCTGCCAACAACGGCAACGTGGTAGATTTCCTGTTCCGCTGGCTCCTGGCCCAGCATAACGCCAAGGCCTCCCCGGATCAGCAGATCAAGCCGGGCGTCTGCACCGTGACGGACGCCAACAACTACATTGCCCGCAGCGCCACCAAGTATCTCACCACCATGGAGGCCATGACCACCCGCCTTACCGGCTCCGCCCTGGGTGGATACCTCCTGATGCGGTACGAGTCGGACGGCAACTACCTGGATTACTACGCAGATCTTCCGCTCACCAATGCCCAGGCCGTTACCTTCGGGGCAAACCTCCTGGACCTGGAGCGCCAGCTCACCGGCACCGGCATCTACACCGTCATCCTGCCGGTGGGCAAGGACGGCCTGACCATCACGGAGTTGGCCGACGGAGATCTAACGGGCGATCTGGTCAAGGAGGGCCCTTACGTCTGGTCTCGGGCGGCCGTCCAGAAGTACGGCTGGATATGCCCCGGTCCAACGGACTGGCAGGATGTCACTGTGGCCGGAAACCTCCAGTCCTACGCAGCGGCCCGGCTGGCTACCTCCGGCTGGGCGCTGGAGGAGTCCATTACCTGCAAGGCCATTGATCTCCACGTTACAGACGCCGCTGTGGCCGCCTGGCGAGTAGGCCGGTATACCATGCTGGCCACCACGCCCCACGGCATCCGGGCGGCCATGCCTCTGCTGCAAATGCACATTGATCTCTTGGACCCGGCGCAGACCACCGTCACCATGGGCCGGACGCGGCGCACCTTTACCGGCGACGTGGAGATCGAGCGCAACCGCGTATCCCAGGGCATGGAGGAGGTGCGGCAGGAGACCGAGGAGCGGATCAACACGGTGCGACAGATCCTCACCGAGCGCATGACGCAGATTTCCCAGTCGGATCGGCAGATCCTCCTGGAAGCCCTGCAGGGCTATGTGGAGATCGGGGACTTTGAAAGCTACAAGAAGGTCATGGACGCCACCCTGGCCGTGCTCCCGGATCAAATCCGGATGGAAGTCTCCGAGGAGATCACGGAGCAGGTGGAGGACGCCACCGGAGACATCCGGCAGTCCGTCCGCACCATGAACCAGTATATGTCCTTCACGGCGGCCATGGGGATGCTGCTGGGCAGCGAGGGCGACCCCGTGAAAGTGCAAATCAACAATCAGGGGCTAAACATCCTCCGGGAGACGCTGGCGCTGCTGTCCATCAATCAGCGGGGCGTATACACGCCGTCGCTGTATATACGGCCCATGGATCCGGACGACCCCACCGCCGGGTGCCTGTACCTGGGCAACCTGGTGGTCCGGGTTGCCCAGGATGGGTCCGTGGTGGGCGCGAAGGGAGTGAATGCCAATGGGTGAGCTGTACGGCGCACAATCCACATACGGCTGGCGGCTGCGGCTGGGGTACACCATCCAGCAGTCCCGGACCAATAACCGCAGCACCATCGCCCTTGCGCTGCAGATCTACGACGGCACCGGCGAGAGCTATAACCAGGCGGCCAATAGCTGCTATTACGTCCTGCAGGGCACCAAGGTGTACCACCCTTACAGCTACACTGCCAAGGGCTGGTACGATCTGGGCACCAAGACCATCACCGTGGACCACGACGCCAAGGGTGAGGCAACGGTAACGCTGTCCGCAGAGTGGCACAGCGGCTTTACCTCTCAATGGACGCCGGCGTCTCTGTCTGTATCCGGCAAGGTCACGCTGCCTACCATCCCTCGGGCATCCTCTTTGGCGGTCCCGTCTATGACGCTGGGCAGCCCCGACACACTGACCGTTACCAAGGCGGACAGCAGCTACACGCACCGGATCACATACGCCTGGGGCACCCACTCCGGCGTGGTGTCAGCAGAGACAGGCGCGACGTCTATTACCTGGACCCCGCCCATGGATCTGGCCAACGATATCCCCAACGCAGCCACCGGCGTGGGTACCCTGACCATCACCACATACAGCGTCGGCACGGCCTTGGGCAGCCAGTCCTATAGCTTTACGGCATCCGTGCCTGCCAGCGCGGCCCCTGCGGCCTCTGTGGCGCTTTCGGACGCTGTCGGGTATGCAGATACCTATGGAGCCTACATGCAGACCAAGAGCCGTCTGAAGGCCGTCACGACGGCCAGCGGGAAATACGGGGCGACGGTCAAGGGCTATACCCTGGCCATCTCCGGCATGACGGCCACCGGGGCTACAGCCACCACCGGCGTGCTGCCGGAGTCCGGCACGGTGGCCTATGCCGTCACCGTCACAGACTCCCGGGGGCTGTCCACCGTCCTGCGAGGGACCATCACGGTGCTACCATACGCCGCACCGGGCATCCGGTCCATCAGCGCCGCCCGCTGCGATGCAGACGGCACGGACAACCCCGCCGGAGATCATGCCAAGGTGTCCTTTGT